ACAATTTCCCAGGTGAAGTAATTTATAACACACCATTTGGTATTGTTACAAATCCACCATTCTCATATACAGGTTTTGATAATAAAACAGTATCTGGTGGTGATAAAGTAAGAAGTACTTATTTGGGTATTTCATCTCAAATTGGATATGACCCATTATTCTTTGAATATAAAGGTAAACAAAAACCACTTGATTTATGTGTTGAGGGTGATGCTTTACCTTGGAATACTGTAACTAAAGGATTCCACATGGATTCGGGAGCGACAGTTGTATCTATTGCATATGGTACTACTTCAGGAACACCAGCGTTTGACTGTGGTGTTGCTACATTCCAATCTGACCCTGAAACACCAGCAAATCCATACTATCAAATCCAAGCTAGAAAATTCACATTATTATTACAAGGTGGATTTGATGGTTGGGACATTTATAACCAAAGTAGAACAAATACAGATAGATTTATATTGGGTGGTAGTGGATATCAAGCAGGAGCTTGTGCAACTACAAGATACCCTAACGCAACTGGTTGGGGGGCGTTCAAACCAATCGCTATTAGTAACTTTACTGATTTCTCAAATACTGATTACTACGCATACTTGTTAGGTATTAATACTTTTTCAAACCCTGAAGCGGTTAACATAAATGTATTCGCAACACCTGGTATTGATTATGTAAATAACTCAAACTTAGTTGAGGATTCAATTTCTATGGTTACATTCAATAGAGCGGATTCAATTTATGTTTGTACTACACCTGATACAGCAATGTTTGTACCAGTAACAAATCCTGCTGATTTCATCTATCCAACAGAAGCTGTTGATAATTTAAATAACACAGGAATTGATTCTAACTACACTGCAACTTACTACCCATGGATTTTGGTTAGAGATACTGTAAATAACACACAAATCTACATACCACCAACAAATGAAGTTTGTAGAAACTTAGCGTTGACTGATAACATTTCGTTCCCATGGTTCGCAACTGCGGGTTACACAAGAGGTTTGGTAAATGCGGTTAAAGCACGTAAGAAACTTACACAAGAAGATAGAGATACTTTGTATCAAGGTAGAATTAACCCTATCGCAACATTTTCTGATGTTGGAACTGTAATTTTTGGTAATAAAACATTACAAATTGCTGACACAGCACTTAACAGAATTAACGTAAGAAGATTGTTATTACAAGCTCGTAAGTTAATTTCAGCGGTGGCGGTAAGATTATTGTTTGAACAAAACGATGCTAAGGTAAGACAAGATTTCTTGGATTCGGTTAACCCTATCTTGGACGCTATTAGAAGAGACAGAGGTTTATATGATTTCCGTGTTACTGTAAGTAATTCACCTGAAGATTTAGACAGAAATACTATGTCGGGTAAAATTTACTTGAAACCAACAAAAGCGTTGGAATTCATTGACATTGAATTCTTAATCACTCCAACAGGAGCGTCATTTGAAAATATTTAATCTTTAAATGATTAGAAAAAAAATACTAAATCCAACATCATCATTACTTGAAGGTTTTGATGATGTTGGTACGCCTGACATGAAATATTATGCCTTTGATTGGGATGATAATATCATGATGATGCCAACAAAAATTATTGTTAAAGATGAAAATGACAATGAAGTTGGTATGTCTACAGAAGATTTTGCTGAATATAGAAGTGAAATTGGTGTAGAACCATTTGATTACAAAGGTAGTAAAATAGTTGGATATTCTGACGAACCTTTTCGTAATTTTAGAACGGGTGGTGACAAACAATTTAAAATTGATGCCATGAAAGGTAAACCAGGCCCCGCTTGGTCTGATTTTGTGGAGGCAATCAACAACGGGTCAATTTTTTCAATAATCACCGCACGTGGACACAACCCCGAAGCAATTAAAGACGCTATTTATAATCTTATTATTTCTGACCATATGGGTATTAATAAAGATTTATTAATTAAGAATCTTAGAAAATTCCGTAACCTTTCAAATATGGAGGACAAATCGGATATGGAATTAATAAAAGACTATATGGATATGAACAAATATTATCCTGTTAGTTTTGGTACAGACGCAGGAGCCGCCAACCCCGAGGAATTAAAAGTCCAAGCAATGAAAGAATTTATTTCATATGTAAAAGGACAGGCTAAAGAATTGGGTAAGAAATTATATATTAAAGATGATGTGAAAAATAGATTTGTACCTAGTATTGGTTTTTCAGATGATGACTTAAAGAATGTAGAAGTAATGAAGAACAGTTTTAAAGATGAACCAGTATTAAAGACTTATTATACTGCTGGAGGAACTAAAACCAGATACTAAAGAATCATAATTTTTAAAAAATCAAAGTAAACACAAAAATTTTCAAACAACGAGTATTTATAAATAAATAAACTAAAACAAAAAACTAAAAAAAAAATATACCATGGCTGATTTATTAATGAAAATGCCGGTTCCTTACGAACCAAAAAGAGCGAACCGATTTATACTTAGGTTTGACACAACTTTAGGTATTAATGAATGGTTCGTAGAATCATCAGGAAGACCAAGTATTGATATTAACCCTGTTGAGATACAATTTTTGAACACTTCTACATATGTAGCTGGTAGATTTAAATGGAATCCAATCTCAGTTAAATTCCGTGACCCAATTGGTCCATCAGCAACACAAGCTCTTATGGAGTGGGTTCGTTTACACGCTGAATCAGTTACAGGTCGTATGGGATATGCTGCAGGTTATAAAAAGAATGTTGACCTTGAGATGTTGGACCCAACAGGTGTTGTTGTGGAAAAATGGATTCTTGAACAATGTATGATTACAAAATCCGCTTGGGATAATGTATCATATAGTGATGACAAATTAGCAGGATTAGACGTTACATTACAAATGGACCGTTGTATCTTAGTTTACTAATTTTGTGTTTTATTTTATATTGATAAATTAAATTAATACGGTATATTTAACACAGGGTCTATTCCCTGTGTTTTTTTATGGACGAAAATTTATTACAATACGCACAACAAGAATTTAATTTACCACACGATGTGGTAAAATTACCATCTGAAGGTAAATTCTACAAATCAAAGAAAAAATCTGTTAAGGTTGGTTATTTGACCGCTGCAGATGAGAATATCATTATGGGTTCAAATACCGATGATATGATTATGACATTAGTTCGTTCAAAATTGTACGAACCAGATTTAAAACCTGATGAAATGTTAAATGGTGACATTGAAGCAATTTTAATATTCTTAAGAAACACTTCTTTTGGTCCTGAATATAAAATCAGTATTAACGACCCCGAGACTGGAAAAAGATTTTCAGCTGATATATTGTTGGACGAATTGGATTTTAGAAAACCATCAACTGAACCTAACGAAGATGGTACTTTTGATGTTGTGTTACCAAAGTCACAAGCAACCGTTAAATTAAAACCACTTTTATATAAAGAAATTCAAGAAATCAGTAAGGTGGCTGATTCATATCCCGCTGGAAGAGTTGCACCAAGAGTTACAATGAAACTTCAAAAACAAATTGTATCTGTTAATGGTGATACAACACCGTCAACCATTATTAAATTTGTTGAAGGATTGCCTATTATGGATTCAAAATTCATTAGAAAATTCATTGATGAAAATGAACCAAGATTAGATTTAACTAAAACAGTTATAGCCCCGTCAGGAAACAAGGTAGATGTTGAAATCGCCTTTGGGGTGGAGTTTTTTCGGGTTTTCTTCTGAGTATAGGAAATTTCAATTAGACGAATTTTTTATTCTGAGCCGAGATTTACATATGTCTTGGACAGATTTTCAAAAAATGCCAACATATGCTCGTAGGTATATGGTGGACAAATTAATAGAATCTTATCAAAAATAAGTTTTATTCTATTTATTAGGATATGCAATCGCCTACACCATCAGGTAATCCCCCAAATAGTAGTACAGCGTCCTCACAGGCGGCACAAGCAGTTATTAATGATTTTACCGCAACCATTAATAGTGGTTATGACAGTTGGTTATCTAGAACCAAAGTTTTAGAACAATCCTTTTCTGATTTTACAGCAAAAATAGCAGGAACTTTTGGTCAGACTCAAATGGCCATTAAAGGTTTAACAGTTGAATTAGCTGTTGCAACACCATTGGTTACAGGATTAGGTGGAAATTTAGCAGATGTTCAAAATATTCAAAAAGGAATTGCTGAGAGTTTAAATACAAATGTAATAACTCTTGGTGAAACAGTAGGTGACTTGTATGCTGCGGGTCAAGCGGTTGGAATTGATTCGGGACAAATTGGCGAGATGGTAAAAGGGTTCCAAGATGCTGGAATTCAAACTGGAAACATTAAAGAAAACATTCAACTATCTGTTGATATTGCAAGAAAAGTTGGTGTTAACACAAGTGCGGTATTTGAACTTGTTAAAAATAATTTAAGTAATATAAACAAATACGGTTTTGAAAATGGTGTTGCTGGATTGGCTAAAATGTCAGCACAAGCGGCTTCATTACGTATTAACATGAATGAAATTTTTGGATTTGCTGAAAGGGTATTCAATCCCGAAGGTGCCGTTGAAATGGTTTCCGCTTTCCAAAGGTTGGGTGTTGCCGCTGGTGATTTAGCGGACCCATTTAGATTGATGTATTTGGCATCTGAAGATACTGAAGAATTACAGAATCAAGTTGCTAAAATGACTGAAAAGTTTACGTACTTTGATGAAAAAACAAAATCATTTAAAGTATTCCCCAACGCCAAACGTGATTTAAGAGAAATTGAAAAAGAAACGGGTATTGCATATAATGATTTGGTAAAAATGTCCGAGGGTCAACAAAAGTTGAACATGATTAGAAGTGAATTCAAAACAACCGCAATAGACGAAGAATCCAAACAATTTATTGCCAACGTTGCTCAATACAACAAAGAAAGAGGTGGATTTACAGTTAAAGTTAATGGAATGGATAAATTAGTTTCTGAAATTAATCCAGCCGACCTTGATGAAATAAAAAAATCACAAGAAACCGTTAGTGTTGAGGATTTAGCAAAAGCTCAATTAAACCAAACCGAATTAGGAAATGCTCTTTTAAAACAACTAGTTGATAGTGTTGCCGCACCAATTGCCGGTTCAAAAGCCCCAAGAGAACTGAGAGAATTTGGTCGTGGTGTTACACAAGTTGGAATGGCAGCAACTAGTAAAACACTTGGAAACCAAAGAGGTGCTATATCGTCAATTGATAAATTTTATGATGAGGCGGGTACAAGTATTCTTGATTTATTTAAAGGGGAAGGAAGTCCTGCAAAAATTGCTGAAGTTTTTAAAAATGCTGGTATAGATGTAAAACAAAGTTTCACAAACATAAAAGAATCAATTACAAGTATTGATTTTAAAGCAGCCATTCAACCATATGTTAGCTCAGGAAATAAAATTGCTGAAGCGGCTGATTTAGCGGTTACAGGACTTAAAAATTTGGCAGCAAAGGCCACCGCATCAGGAACAATGACAAATAAAGCGGACGCCAATCAACCACAATCACCAATTAATCAAACAATAAAAGTTGAGGATATTAATTATACAGGAGC